TGGCACAGGTACCACGATGTGGATCGCCATATGGCTCTGAGTTTCGATCCCTGTTCCGCCCGACCCGATACGACTGGGTTCAGGTAGGCGCAGACGCTGCGGGTCTTGAGTTGCGTATGCTGGCTCATTACCTTGCTGAGTTTGATGGAGGTGTCTATGCAGGGGTGATCTGTAAGGGAGACATCCATTCTCATAATCAGGCTATGGCTGGTTTGAAGACGCGCGACCAAGCCAAGACATTCATCTACGGACTCCTGTACGGTGCTGGTGATGCCAAGGTTGGCTCTATTGTTGACGGCACTCCTGCGGACGGTGCTAAGCTTAAGAACGAGTTCAAGCGGCAGGTTCCTGGCTATGCTCGCCTACTTCAGAAGTTGGAGTTCGAGTCTGCAAAGACTAAGTCTCTGAATGGGCTAGATGGACGGCCTCTTCCTGTTCGGTCGGCATATGCCGCACTCAACCTCCTGCTTCAGTCTGCTGGAGCGGTGGTGATGAAGAAGGCGTTGGTCATCATGGATGCTCGACTGACTGCTAAGTATCCGAATGGGTATGCCTTCATGGCTAACATCCACGACGAGGTTCAGATTGAGTGTAGCCCGATGATCGCGGAAGATGTTGGCGCGATAATGGTCAGGTCTATTGTTGATGCTGGTGTGATGCTTGGGTTAAAGTGTCCCCTTGACGGTGCGTTCAAGGTTGGTAAGAACTGGAGCGAAACACATTGATTACACTTCTCAATCATATGGGTACAGACAACTCCATATGCGATGCTGCCCGTGTAAGTATGGGTAAGTCTTCCGATGGGTTCACCCCAGATCAGAATAAGAAACTGATCTCATACCTTGCCAAGAACAACCACTGGAGTCCCTTTGCCCACACTACGGTTCAATTCCGTTTCACCGCCCCAATCTTCATTGCTCGTCAGCTTCAGAAGCATCAGGTTGGGTTTGCATGGAACGAGGTGTCGCGTCGGTATGTAAGCAACACACCCGTGCTGTGGTATCCAGATCACTTTCGAACAGCCTCTGCTAGCGTAAAGCAGGGATCAACAGACCAGAAACACCACATGAGTGACACGCTCGTTGCTCTATTCAAAGCCAGTAACGAGACCGCGCTCGCCATCTACGAGGATATGATCTCCCGTGGTGTTTGCCCTGAGCAAGCACGGGCTGTTCTTCCTCAAGCTATGATGACTGAGTGGATCTGGACAGGAAGTCTCTATGCGTGGTCACGAATGTGTAACCTTCGGTTAGATCCCCACGCTCAGCGAGAGGTGCAAACGTACGCAGCACAGGTATCAGACATCTGTAGGACGTTGTTTCCGTTGTCTTGGTCCGCCCTTACCGTGGAGGTAAATCAATGATAGTTGTAGCCCTCGCAGGTCTCGCTCGAGGTGGGAAGACCACCACTGCCACTCTACTCGCTAACTGGTGTATGGAACACGGCTTATCGCCTACCATCATGTCGTTTGCTGAGCCTATGAAGGTGGCTGCAAAGCGATTGGGTTTAGACAAAGAGACAAACCCCTCTCTGTATCGAGCCACACTACAGCGGTGGGGGGAAACACGACGCGATCCTAACTTCAGGCCGTCTGGTCATCCAGGCCGCAGGTCTGGAGAGGATTACTGGCTGCGACGTGTGGCTATTCTTATTCTCCAGAAGCAGCTCGCTGAGCGAGACAAGTACGCCGCACTAGCACTTATCGACAAAGAGAAAGAATTCTGTGAGAAAGTATTGATCTTTGACGATCTCCGTTACCTGAATGAGTTGGAGTTTATCCGCTGCATTGGTGGGACAACCGTGTTTGTTGACGGGCGTAGTCGGATCAAAGACATTGACGCTGCCTTTCGTCAGCATGAATCTGAGGCTTTAGCCACATACTACACAGATGGTTTGATGCCTGATAATGCTATTGACTTCCTGATCACAAACGACGGAAGTGTTACTGTGCTGAAGAACCTAGTGAATAGGCTCGCCCCTGTGTGGCTTGACATGTCGGTCATGTCATAGTAGAACTTAAACTTCTAAATAAAGGAACTCAACATGAGTCGATTCGACCGTATTGAACAAGGTGAGATTAGAAAGATTGCTAAGTCTGTTGCTCCCGCTGCAGGTGTTGGTGGGCTACACGCTGCCACGCACGGTAACGGAGGTGCTGACGAGATCTCTATTGACGCTTCTCAGGTGACAACTGGGCTTTTGAACGCTGCTCGCATTCCCAACCACGCTGGAACGCATGAGGAAGGGGGCGGTGATGATATAAACATTGATGCTGGTCAGGTTTATGCGGGTGTCTTTATGGATGCTCGTATCCCGTCTCTCAATGCCTCAAAGACAACTACGGGTGTCTTTTCTACAGCCCGACTTGGTAGTGGAACAGCCGCAGCAGGAAACTTCCTTGATGGCACCAGTGCTTGGAAAATCCCCTATGCCCCGCCTAAAGTAATTCCTTTCAGCGGTAGTATTGATGCTCCTGGTCTTTGGGGAGATGCGTTTTCAACCGTTGCTTTGGTAGCTAACACACAGAAGATGGTGCCTTATGTACCAGCGTTCTCCTTTACGCCATCAGTAATTGGAACAAACATAACTAGCATCGTTGCTGGTAATCTCCAGTTAGCAATTTATGCCTCTGACCCCGCTACTGGGCTTCCTGTGGGAACACCGCTCAACACACCTTCTAACCTTTCAACAAACACTACTGGTAATCGCGAGACGGCTTATACCACAGCCGTGGTGGCTGGGACACAGTACTGGTTAGCAATTCAATCATCGGCTGCTTGTTCTAATCGCTCAGTCACACTTGGGTCGTTGGTTGCTATTGTCTCAGACCCAACGGTAGCAAACCAAGCATCAATCTTCAATAAGACCATTACCTTTGGTACTTGGATTAACTTCACCTCCGTGCCAGCTGTGGTTAGTAACTTTGCAAACGGCAACTTCCCCCTGGTTTACCTGCGTCGGGCGTGATAAACACCCCATGCGTAAACCCAGCAAAACAAAGCGTTTAGATTAATGTCCACCTCATAGGAGAAGGGGAAGCCCCCCCCCCCCGTTCAGTATATAGTATAGGGACAGTATCATACGACCGTATGATCGGACTATCTATATAGGGTGTACACCTACCGCTAGACAACTACAAGGTATTCACAGTATGTCTGACTTCCAGATAGACTTCATTGACGGTACTGATTTGGGTTGTTGGGTGGCTGACACTACATCTGACTTCCGTCCTGTCCATGTTGGTATTGGGGTTGGTACTTCCTACCTTCTCCAAACCCTTCAGGGGCCAGCAAGATGGTCTCGCAGGGATGTCGTAGAGAGGTACTTGGGCGATAGGGTGAAACACTCCTTTGATATCTGTCCTCTGTACTATGACCCCTTCTTGACTTGGAAGGCGGGGGAGGGACAGATTGTGTCTCACCACCTGTACACCCTGCTGACAGAGTTACCACACTACTTAGCAGATGCGGGGTATCGTATTCCCCGTCCAAAGCGGTTCACCTGTGTCAACACAGTGCGGACTGTCCTATCAACCCTTGGTATCGCTACTCGCAGTTCCACTTCGAGGTTCTTCTACCACGAACTGTTGTCTATGAGTCGAGACCCTTCATCGGGTATTTATCTACCTGAGGATTATCCTGATGATTACACCGCCGCCTACGAATCCGAACCTAACCCAACCGCCGATTAGCCCTGAGCTTGTCCAGTGGTTGTCGAAGTTCTTTACACCTGTGACACACACACCCGATACTGACATCCGTCAGATCGATTTCCGTTCTGGTCAATTCTCAGTCGTAGAGTACCTGCGAAAGGTATCAGAAAGGCAGGTCTCTCATGGGAGTTCCTAAAGGCCCCAGTAACTCTCAAATCAAATCAGATGCGATGGTTGAAGAAGCCCGTGTTCGGTTTGAGGCTGACCGCCGCAATTTCCTTGAGCGCGTGGCATCATATGACATTGCGTCAGAAGGTCAGCGACGGATGGACGGCGGCTCTCTCGAGTACATCGACCCGTCTTTCAAAGACCCTAACGACTTTGGTATTGCTGGCCTTTCCATTCCTGGCAAATTCGACCCATCTTTGGACTTCTCAAAGTTTGATACCAGACGTGGGCCAGATCTTAGTTGGGCGCAAACACCCAGTCTTGGGTTTACTCCTGATTGGGCTATTGATTGGCATCAATACAATAAGCAACAGCGCGCACGGAATGACAAGGGCTTCTTTGGTAATATCTTCGGATGAACACGCTAATTCCACGCACAGCAAACCCTTGGGAACATGCGCGGGACACAGCGCGTTTACCACACTCCCCAAATCGAGGCCCACTTGGCTAATAACACTGAAGGCGTAATTGCCACAGAGTTCAACCGTCTCGACACACGTCGAACGGGTAAGATTCAACGCGCACAAGACTGTAGCCGACTGACGGTTCCTGGTCTGTTCCCTGAAGAGGGCTTCTCAGAGACTATGGAACTGCCTGATGTCTTCAGCAGTCTTCCTGCGCGTGGTGTCATGTCACTCTCATCTCGTATGGTGAGTGCCATCTACCCATTGAATCAGGCACCATTCTTCAACTTCGAACTTGATCAGGCGTTTGTACCACAGGGTGCAGACCCTACAGAAACCATGTCTAGCTTGAGCCGTCTTGATCGTAAGATCATGGACAAGCTGTCATCAACGAACCTTCGACAAGAGTTGTTCGTCCTCTTCCAACATCTCATCGTCGTTGGCGATGCTTTGTTTGAATGTCTGGACGATTACAACTTTCGCATTCATCGCTTGGACCAGTATGTTGTATGCCGCTATCCAGATGGCCGTGTAAAGCGCATCATTCTTCGAGAGTGGGTCGATCCTGAGGCAGTCCCTGAAGACTGGCCTGAGGTCGATACCGACAACCGCCATGATGAGGCATACAGCAACGGTCCCACTTCTGACCATCTTCCATTCTACACAGACATTCTGTGGGATTCGGACGAAAAGAAGTGGTATGTCACGAAAGAGTATTGTGGTGTCGTCGTAGACGAAGGCACCTATGACATCAACCCCTACATTCCACAGTCGTGGTCACGGGTTGCGGGAGAAGACTACGGTCGCTCCCTTGTTGAAGAACACATCGGGGACATCCGTACCCTAGAGACCATCACCAAAGCACTCGTCGAGGCGGCAGTAGCCAACTCAGAGTTTCGCATCGGTGTAGATCCCTCTGGCTTTACGGAAGTCTCTGATCTTCAAGAGACAAGTAACGGAGACTTTGTTCCCGCTCGCGCGGTCGATGTCTTCCCTATTCAACTCTTGAAGCAGATTGACATTGGCCCTATGGCTGAGGTTCGTCAGGATCTTACACAACAGATTGGTCGTACCTTCCTCTTGCAGTCATCTGTGCAGCGCACGGGTGATCGCGTGACAGCAACGGAGATCCGTGAAGTTGCACAGGAACTGGATCAGGCATTGGGCGGGATCTTCTCAGGTCTTGCCCGTGACATCCAGATTCCTATTGTGAAACGCGCAATGGTCTTGATGGCCCGAGATCAACTCGTACCCAAAGAGTTGATGAAGCTTATCCAAGGAGGTGGTCCATTAAGTCTCAAGGTTCGAACAGGACTTGAGGCGCTGAACCGAGAGGTAACAAACTCTCAGTTGGCGCAATGGGCGCAAGTCGTGGGTCAAATGCAAGCTGTTCAGCCTTATATCGATTGGTATGGCTGGGCAATCAAATGGACATCGTCATTCGGATTGGAGCCAGTTGGTCTCGTCAAGACTCCACAGCAGCTCCAAGAAGAACAACAACAACAAGCACAACAGTCGCTGCAACAGATGGGCGCACAGCAAGCTATCTCCTCTATGGGCGCGATGGCCGAGTCTGGCGCTGCAAACGCGCAGCAACAAGGACAACCACAATAAATGAGCGAATCAGAACAAGAACCAAACGATCCTGAGTTGGTGTCGGCAGAGAAGTGGGCTAAGTCGAACGCCGCTAATCTACCGCCACAGTTCGGTGGAGACCCAGAGAAGTTCATCGCGTCTTACAAAGAGATGCGGGCGACTCTCACTCGAACTCAGCAGGAGAACGCGACACTCAAGTCGCCTCCTTCGGCTGAAGAGCCAGTCCCAGAGAAGGCGCAACTCCCTCCCAGTCTCACTGTACCAGACAAGCCAGTTCCACCTACCTCGCCTCAATTCGATTGGGACAAGGTGGGACACGAACTGGTCTCCACGGGCGACCTCAGCGTGGAAACACGGGCGAACATCCAAAAGACGATGAACGTCCCTGACTCCATGATCAATGGTTACATCAGTGGTGTCAAGGCTCAGCAACAGCAACATGCAGCCGCTGCCGCTCAGGTGGTTGGCGGTACTGAGCAGTTGACGGGTATCATCAAGTGGGCGCAGGAGAACCTTCCCGACGTTGAACGCGAGGCTGTCAATGACGGTCTTCGTTCTCCTGGTTGGCAGAATGTCTTGCTTGGTTTGAAAGCTCGAGCCTCAGTAATGGGTAACGAGCCTAAGAGTAAAGTGAACACCGTGCAGGGTATCCCGCCGACGTTGAAGCCGTTTGCTACATCATCCGAGATGACGATGGCCATGCGAGATCCCCGCTATAAGTTTGATTCGGATTACCAGAACCTCGTTCAGCAACGGGTTCGCCTTTCAGGAAACGTACGAGATGTCTAAACTTCGCGATTGGTTTAACGATAATCCAGCGGCTGTTACTTGGTTCTGCGTCCTGCTTATTGCCTTTGCAGCCTTGATTGGCTTGCAGGGGTGTGAGCTGCGCTCTCTTGTGAAGGTTGACGTTCCGCGCGATATCCGTGCGTCCCTCGATGTGGATGATCTCAACAAGCCTATCTCGCTTGCAGAGGTTGACCAGATCTGGGAAGACTGGAACCTTTATGTCCAAAGCAACACGGCTCGCTTTACCGCAGCCATCAAGGAGTCTGAAGACCGCTACATCGTTCTTCAGCAACTGACTGATCTTGGTCTTGGTGCCGCGCAGACTGGCCTTGGCGGCCTTCCTGGTGGTGCCATCCTGCTCAGTGGTCTTTCCCTCGTTACAGGTTTGTTCCTGAAGCGACCTGGTGAAGACAACCGTGTCTCGAAAGAGAAACAATCATCCTATAATGCTGGTATTGCATTAGCGGCTAAGCTGGCCTCGCCAACTACGCCGCCACAACCTCCAGCCACCTAAGAGACTTCGGTCTCCTGCCCTATCGTATAGGTCTATTACCCGCCTCTGGCGGAACGCAGGTATCGATTCCTGCTAGGGCTTTCCACACTTGTGACCGTCTCAACCCTCCATGTTGGAGGCCAACTGATAGACGACAATCCAATGAGGGATCACGCAACAATGTATTTGAGAAACACAAGCAATGGCTACTACGAATCTTATCCGCTTTGGCTCTAACGCCGCAAACGGAACCCCAACCCCGTCCGACCTTTGGTTGCCAGTCTATGGTGGTGAAGTCCTCACCGCCTTTCAGGAGTACAACCAATTCACCAGCCTCGTTAATCACAAGACCCTGACCTCTGGTAACACGATGAAGTTCCCAGCGACATGGAAGATCGGTTCGGAATACCACGAAGCTGGTACCGAACTCCTTGGTCTCGATGTTGAAACGAAGGAATACTCGATCTCTCTTGATGATCGTCCTCTGGTCTCCCACTTTGAAGTGGATGACATTGATGTGGCTATGAGCCACTTCGATACCCGTAACGAACTCGCATCTGAGTGCGGTCGCGAATTGGCACGTCAGATGGATCGCAAACTTGCGGCCCTTCTCATCCTTGCCGCGCGCACTAGCACTGACACGGGTACGAACTCGTTCCCTGTCGGTGGTAATACATATAGTTCTGTTAACGTTAACGTTGACTTTGACGAAACCGCTTGGGGTATTGAACAGAACGGCGCTCAGCTTGTCGAAGCAATCGGCGCTGTGTGTCAGGCAATGGACGAGAAAGATGTCCCAACGAACGACCGTGTTTGTGTTGTGAATGTCCCGTTGTACTATGCCCTTCGTAAGTTGGGTCTTCCGTATTACAGCGGTAGCGTGGTGAATCTTGATAAACAAGCACTCTGGGGTCGTAACGACACTGGCGCTGCTGGTCCAAAGATTCAAGACGGTCAAGGTTACGGTATGGCTATCGATGTTCTGGGCGTTCCAGTTTACATGTCGAACCACATCCCTAACAGCAACATCACGACTGGCCCCGCTAAATATCAGGGCAACTTTGCCAAAACTGGTGGAGTCATCTTCCAGAAGCAAGCAATTGCAGCGCTCTCCCTCATGGGTATCCAGACCGAAAAGTTCCGCGACGTTCGCCGTCAGTCGGACTTCATGGTCTCGAAGATGCTGATGGGTGGCGGTTCGCTGCGTCCATACTGCGCCTTTGAAATCGCTGGTACCTAAACAAACAACTTGGTTGTGGGGGGGAGGGTCTTTTGATCCTCCCCCTCCTCCTTAAGGAGCCACATCAATGTCAAGTTTTGGTATTTACGGCTCTAATAAAGCGGCTCAGTTTGTTCAGGATGTTATCAGCGGCAAAGCGTCTGTTGACTTTGTGCATATTGGGGACTCTAACACTGGGTTCTCCTCCACTGGTGAAACATTTGCTGGTTATGTTGACGGCTTTTCTGTCGGTATGGAAGCGTTAAGTCCTGGAAAGATGTTTGCGTCCCCGTTGTATTCTTTAGGCGCACAAGAGGGTCCAAACTATGGTTACACCCTGAACCACTGGCCAGGTGCTGTTTCTGGTGTTGGTAACAACGCTTCTTCACGCGCTGCTTCTTTTGCCACAAATGGTTCTGGACCAAACGTTTCTGTGGTGGTTGGTAGAATGCAGTCTCCACTATGGGTTAATGGCCAAGTGGCGGGTATGAGTGCATCGTGGATCTCAGAGCCGATGTCTGAGGAGTATGCGGGCCAAAAGTGGGCCAACTTTTCTCTTGGTATCTATATTGATGCATCCAGTAAACTAGAAACAGCTCGCGCCTTGACGTATCGTATTGTCCACGCAAAGGTAACCAACCCCTTGGCTGATCCCGTCAGCGGGATGACTGTCCACTTATCAGCAGCTGTTGGGACAGCGAATGGTAGTATATCGTTTGCTGGTCCAAACGGTGAGGTGGGACATTCCAGTTACACCTTTCCTGCGGTTCCTGGTCGTGCAAACCAAGCCACCAGCATCTTCACAGCTGGTGGTGGTGTTGGTATTTCCAACGGTATGAATTATCCGTTTGCTTTGTGTTGGAATAGCGTACACTGTAACCGCAAAGGTTGGGCATCGAATGTTCTGAGCCACCACGGTGGCGGTAACTTAATCACTATTGCAGCAAATGTTACAGGCACAAACAGTGGGTTTTATGAAACCTACTTCCGTGAAATTATTGAACGCCAATCTCAAGCTGGGTCTTTCCCAGCTAGACACGCCCGCACCATTGTTGTAATCAACAATGGTCAAAACGGCGGTGACGGTACCCCCGTGAACGATGATAACAACTGGCTTGTTTCTGGCGGCCCCATATGCGCCAAGCTTCAAGCTGGTTGGGCAGATGCTGGTGGTTTACCTGAGAACATCGCGTTCTTGTTTCTTACATCACACCAATTTGTTGTTAACGATACTGATCGCCTTGTAACACGTCAGCGAGCAATCCTTGCTGCCAAAACATGGGTTGGCGTGAACGTTACTGCTGCCAATCTTCCTGAGATGGTCTCTCAAGCCACTATGGTAAGTGGTTTATTCTTTGATCATCCTAGTCTTGCTAACGTTGGTACCGATGTCTTCAACGCCCATCTTTCCGAAGCTGGCTATACACACCTCTCTTCCTCAGTCCTCAAATCCCTTATAGGATCAAACACTATGGCAACGAACGTTACTACAAACCCGACCACCACTGTCCCCGCCTTTGCTCCTGGATTCCGTGGAGAATCGCAGCAATATGTCACTCCAACAATTGCTAATAGTGCTGTAATTGCTCTCCCAAAAGTTGAGACATTCCCAGCTATCTTTGCTGTGGCCTGTCCTGGTGCCGCTGCGGCTAGCTGCCGCCACGGTATTGTGACTGCTCAGGCGGCTGGTATTGTTACTGTTCACAACGGTCTCAACATGGTTGCTGGCGCACCTGCTGACATTGACGACATTGGGGTTACTATTGCTGCTGGTGTGATTACCTTCACTGTATATAGCTCCACGACTGTTTCTTCTCTAAACCCAATCACGGTTGTCCGCCTCGGTTAATCTCTACCCTTTACAGGGAATTCGCTCCCGACCCCCAACTCCCTAATCGGAGTTGGGGGTTTTATTTCGAAAGGAACACATGGGCGCACTTAGCAAGCTAGACGCTGTGAATCGCATCCTGCGAGCAAGCGGAGAGTACCCAGTCAGCACCCTTGCTGTCACTGGTTCAAACGATGTCACAATTGCAATCCAAACCTTGGATGAACTGACCCTCTACACACAGATGGAGGGTTTGAACTGCAACACCACTGTGTCAGTTCTGTATCCCGATTCGGAGGGTGTTATCTACATCCCCGACAGCACGTTGTTGGTTGACACTACGGGTGTGGACTACAACCGTAACGTTGTTCAACGAGGCCGCACACCAACCTACCTGTTCGATGTTGACAACAACACAAATCTGTTCACCATCGGCGCACCTCTAAACATCAAGATCGTCTCTGCTCTTTCTTTCGAAGAACTTCCTACTGGCGGTCAGTTCGAGATCACTGATCAGGCTGCTCGTATGTATCAGATGGCTACCGTGGGCGAGATCGCTCAGGATAAACTGTTGTCTGAGGTTGCGTTTATGAGTCGTGTTAAAGGTCGAGCAGCAAACATGCGGTCTATTGACGGCTCGTTTATGAAGAACACTAAGAGCCACTGGCCTTACTTCGGAGCGCGGCGGGCTAATGGCAACATCTAAAGGAAACAAACATGCAACAACGAATCGTCATACCTGAACTGGTTGGTGGTGTGAGTCGCCAGCCCGATGGGCAGCGGTTCCCCAATCAGGTTGAAGACGCTGGCAACGTAAATCTTCACTTGTCTCGCGGTGTTGAGAAAAGGGCTGGATCTTCGGTAGTCGCGGAGTGGGACACAAACAACGCTGCCACATATGGTGTGCATTGGATTAACCGCTCATCGACAGAGAAGTATTTCATTCAGTACCGTAATGACGCTACGACACCAATGGTGATCCGAACGCTTGACGGTACTTTGTGTACCCTGACTTGGTTGAACGGGGTTAAACCTAAAACATATGTGACCACGGCTCCAGCCAACCTTCGCATGATTACTGTAGACGACACCACGATTGTGGTGAACACGTCTATCGCTGTCGCTTTAGATCCCGACGTAAATAGCTACCTGTTTGGTGGGACAGAAGTAGAGTTGGGACCTAACGCTCATAACAAAGAGTCGTGGGAAGAGTTTGACCTTCCTCCAACCGTTAACTCTGAGTACTGGTATGCCAACAGCGATGCTTTGGGGCATAGTGCTGGTGCTTATCAGGCGATATCAACCACAACACAGCCTTGGTATCAGCGTGTTCGAACGCGACAGGCTGGCTCACGGTTTGAAGACGGAACGGGAACGGTCACAGTAAATACGATGCCGATTCGCATCACCCAAACTGGCGCTACTACGTTTGAAGGTTCTCTCATACCTTGGGGTGAACGACTCAGCGGTGATAGTCTCACCAATAAGGGTCCTTCGTTTGTTGGTAAGAAGATCACCGATCTTGCTATTCACCGTAACCGTCTCTGGTTCTCAGCAGGGGAAACCGTTAGCGGATCTGCATCTGGTGAGTACTATTCGTTCTTCAACGACAGCTATGATCAGGTTGTTGACTCAGACCCTATTGATGTAAAGCTATCCTCCGCACAGGTGACAAAGATCCTGTGGATGGCTAGCTTCCAGCGATCATTGGTTGTGTTCACAGCATCTGGGCAGCAGTATGAAATCCGTGCCAAGGAGGCTATGACTCCTACCACGGTTCAGATTACACCGTCCACGGCTTATACATCGCCCTTGATTCGTCCCGTCATTATTGGATCTCAACTCTACTGGTCTGCCCCTAAGGGACCCTGGTCTCAGCTGCTTGAGTACCTTACAGACGAGGCTACAGCCCAAAGCATTGCTACGGATGCTGCCGCCCATGTTGATGGGTACCTGCCCTCGACGCTTGTAGAGCTAAAGGCGGCACCATCTAACGATATGTTGTTTGCCCACAGTGGGACAAACAAGATCTTCGTGAACTTCATGTTCTGGCAAGGTCAGAAGAAGATCCAATCTGCGTGGTGTACATGGACACTCCCTGTCACCCACGCCATCATCAGCATGGATGTCTACGACGATTACCTCTATGTCGTGTCGTATGTCACAGAGGACGGTAGCCCGTATGCGTGGCAGTTGCACCGCATCTCCTTGCGTAACTCTGATGCGTACCCATCCTATGTACCACGGTTTGATAGTTCCATCTCTGCTTCTGGTGGTGTGTGGGACGCTACTACACGTCTTACTACTTTCACAATAACAAAGTTTCTGCCAAACATCAACTCAGCCTATCTTGGCCCAGCATGGGGAAATCAAGAGGGTTCTCGAGTCGTTCCTACGGTGGTATCTGCCGTGCTGAATTCAACCGTTATTACACTGAACGGTAACTACTCCGCTCAAGCTGTTGACTTTGGTGTCTTGTATGATATGGATATCCGACTATCGCGTCAGTATATCCGCGATCAGCAGGGTACTCCTGCCTACGGTTCTCTTCAGTTAAAGCAACTCACGGTTCATCACCGTAACACAGGCTACTTTGAACTTGTGGTTGATCCTCGCACTTCCCCTGCAAGTGATCGACAATACAAATATACGGGGAAACAACTTGGGTCCATCGGATTCATCACAAATACAAATGTCTTGTCTGACCGAGACAGCCAGAACTTTAAGATCATGGCATCGAGCAGCGGAGTTGATCTCTATCTGAGGTCTGACTCTCCTGCCCCTTGTAACATTACGGGTCTAGAGTTTGCTGCTGATTTCGTCGTCTCCAAGCGCAGCCCAACGAGTATCTAACATGGGTGAAATTTCAGCTGGTGTACTTCTTATTGCTGCTATGTCCGCCGCCGCTTCGGCAGGATCAGCAATCTATTCGACCAACCAATCAAAAGCTGCGGCTAAATATGCCAATGCACAGAAGAAGGCCGCTTATGAGAAGGGTATGGCTGTTAACCGAGCCAATGCCCAGATCTCAAACCTTGAGAAACAACGAATGCTCCAAGATCGATACGAGCAGATTCAAGGAGCCATGCAAGTGTCTGGCGCTGAGCGAAACGTCCTTGGTGGACGCACCGCCTTTGCTCTGAATAACAGCCTTGGTATCCAAGCTGCTCGAGAGAGCGCGAAGGCATCGATGGAAAGCCGTCTGGGTGTCCAGTCATATGGCATCTCCAACATGCCTCAGTGGATGCTGGGTCAAAGCCAGTCCGCTATCCTTGGTGGTTTCCAAGGTGGCTTACAGGGGCTTCAAATGGGACTGCAAATGCAGGGGAGTAGTGACAGTTTAGCAAACACAACATCGCTGAGTGGTGACACCTCCTCAGTACCAACCTATGCCCAATACGGCACTGGAACCTAAAACAAGGGGCATCAATGCCAAAAGAATACTCACAGTCAGACAGCAGCGCGTCTTCCCCTAACCCAAGCCAATTCGGCTCGTCCGAGATTAGGTTGGACACCCCTCAGTTCACAGCTCAGACCGCTGTTGAACAGCAACAGAATCCGTTTGACATGTTGCAGGGGGTCTTGCAATCCGCTGTTGGAGTGGTTAACCAAAGCAATAAGAACAAAGAAGCAGCAATCCAAGGTAAGCTGGCGCTGGCACAGGCTCAGTATATCTCCCAACAACGTGCCTATAGTGAACAAGCGCGCATCAAGGGGGATGCCAACGAAGTAATCTCAAACGAGATTGTGCGAGATCAGACAGCTTTGGACAAGTTGTATTCTGTAGGTCTATTTGACCTTGCTGGTGTTCAACTTACAGTGTTTGAGGAGGGTGCAACATCAGACCGCAAGAAGGCTTGGGCTGCTAAAGAGCGGATTCAGATGGATGCACACCAGAGAGCATGGGAGGCACGGCTCGAAGCTGACGCTTCTGGACGCTCTAACGCCGAACGAGCCTTGCTGGCACCAGCTCTATTTCAAATTAACAGCGCTGCGTTAGAGCTTGACATCCTATCTGACGATGCCATAAACAATAACAAATCTACTTTCTACGACGATGTGAGTGCTGAAATCTTGAAAGCAAGCCTTAGGGATTACATGATGAAGATCACGGTAGATCCTATGACTGGCGAACGTCGAGTTGGTCTTAAAGACTGGGATGTAATGAGCGATGGATCAAAACAGGCGATTGAAGCACATGTTGTTCAACAGATTAGCGGTTCGTTAGGTCGTGTAACACGTCAGCGCGCTGAGGTTCGACAGCGATTGGCGACAAAAGAGCTGACCGCTACTGTTAATGCCGTATCCCAGACCGTGGTTGACGGAAATGTGCAATACCTAGATGAGGTATGGTCATCAGTAAACATCGCTCACGATAATAAAGAAATCTCAGACGCTACTGCTAACAAGTTCCGCAGTGGTTTTATTAATGCTTTAGCTAGATCCCACAGCTTAAACGGTGGTTTTGCTGGTACTATGGCTGCTGCGGAGGAACTGAAACGTAGGCAAGCAACGGGTGAGATATCTGGTAATGAGCTAAATAGTGGGCTGTTGATCATCGATAAACGCGCAAAGAAAGAAGCGGAACGTGCGGTTGGTGTTATCGAGAGTCGTGGTCGGGCGGTAACTCCCGAGAATGACCAGCACACCCTCGCCAGCATTCCCGAACTGGCAAGTACTGCTACCCTGAAAGAAATGGGCATCGCGGAGGAGAGTGCAATGCAGTTTCCAGACGTTATGAAAGCGTTGGGTAAGATTGATGAGGATCAAGCTAGAGACATTGCCGCCGTCAAACAGATTGAGGTTCAACAGAGCAGGGCTGACGATGTTGAGACTATCATGGGTTTGCAGATCCGCTCCATGTTTAACTTTATTAACAACATTCCTGGCACAGAAGGATATGAGGCAGAAAAGGCATACCTAAAGAAAGGCATGGACGACGAGACTTTGAGTCCAAGGGTTCGAAAGGAATATGCCTCAGCCTTGGTTTCACTTACTTCAGGCGTTAGCTCCAGGAAGGGGTTTGGCTTGACCGACGCACAAGACTTGTGGCAAGCGACTACCCGCCGAGCAAAGGACTTTCCACCTGGATCTCCTGAATACAACGCAGTAATGGCAACGGGCTTAGATAGCATGATTCGCATGGGAACATTTTACCCTGCGGCAGTGAAGCATCTAGAGAATAGGGCAACAGAGGGTGGTAATAATCTGACTGTGGCTAGAGACTTTATTCTTAAGTCTGGCGCTCTTAGAGGCGAACCAGCCACTGCTGATATGTTCTTTGATCAAGCACCGAACCTGACAAGGGCCGTTCTTCTTACCCAAGCGCAAGAGAAAGTCGCGGGTAAGGTTCTGGGCGAAGAGACCCTGCAAGCTAATCTTAAGACGATAATGGAGCGCGATACTGCAAAGCGCTCCTCCTCAGCGTTCGTTACAACTGGAAAAGGAGAAGGAGCCTCTGACACGGCGGTAGCACCGCTTAAATTTCAGGCCGAGCTTCAAGCAGCAATGGAAGGTGTGTACGGGATCTCTGGTCTCGACATGAACGGCTTTACATTTAACGCTGATGATCAGCAGGTGTTCAATACCTTCTTCACAGAAGGTCTCCACTCAAACCTAGGTGCTGACGGGGTTGGCAACCCAGCAGCGGCTATTGTGTATGCCGTTAACGCTATGCAGATTGTTGGCTATAGCCCTCGATACAACGGAGGTAAGGTTGACTTTGTGTATGATCCTTATCAGGTTGTTCCTGTTATTGTCTCTACCAAAGATAATAGTAGCTTCCTCTTTGGTGAGGGACAGGACAAAGAAAATTTCAATATAGTGGTGAAGAAGACAGCTCTTGCCGCTTTGAAGTCATTCTCTCAAGAGGACTTTGGTAGCTTGGATTCTGCGGACGGAGTGGTTGTTGATTTGGTTATGGACAGTAATTACATGGGCAGCCCAGAGGGCGGTGTCCCATTCAACATTACGCTTCCCACTGGTAGGGTTATTCTATACACCCAATATCCTGCTGGTAAGGTTCCCCTTATCCGTAGGCAGGATGTTGAGAACTACACGCCGCGTAAATACAAGGGGATTAGTCCTTCTATCGCCCCTTAAACTTAAAAGGCAAACAAACACATGACAGAAGAAGATAACTTCGTACCCTATTTCGGTGGGAAGACCCCACACAATCCCGATGTGACCTTTGGCCCACGGGCGCTTCCTCAACAAGAGACATTTGACGACGGGCAATCGCTTATCCCAACAGAGAGTCGGTTCATGGCTCAACGCCGTTACGCCGCTCTCGAGGGTGGCGCTGGATACTGGGCTTTAGGTCGAACACCTGCTCGTTATGCATATGACAAGATGGTTGGCGGAGCTGACGATGAGTTGGACCCGAACTTCTCTCCTGAACGTCGAGCCGCACTTGTTACCAACCTCACACCCGCAGAGAAGGAGCGGTGGGGGAAAGAATTCTTAACGGATCTGGAGACCACCTCAACCTCTGAAGCCAACCTCATGTATCGTGTCACATACAAGCGTGACGTGGATAGTGCGGTTGCCGCTCTTGACTACTACGACAGGACAGACAACGCTGCGTCTTATGTGTTTGCAAAGACACTCAGCGCGCTTGGAAACTATGTTGCTGTTGACCCCCTCACAACTGGTAGCATCATTGCATCTCTTGGTACCTCTGCATTTATCGCCGCTTCAGCGCGAGCGGCTGCTGTTGCTGCTACCGCCGAAGCGGCTGCTGCTACCGCCGAAGCGGCTGCTGTTGCTTCTGGTGCTGTCACTGGTGCTGCTGCTGCTGGTGTTGCTACCACTGCTGCCACTGTTGTAGCAGCACCAACACGGGCTGTGCTGCTTGGGTCGTACCTTAATACCATGAACCAGACACACGGAAACGCCATTCGATGGGGATCCGTAGGATGGGGTGCTATCGACGGTACGGCAAGCGGGTATGGTATGTGGGCTGGCGCTCAAAAGGATCAGGAACTGATCTATGGCGAGAATGCTCAACTTGATGACAACCCGTATGGTGAGATGACGTTTGGTGCGGTGTTGGGAACTGGTGGTGGTATGCTTGGTGCTTATCTTCACGCCAAGCAGTTTAAGCGAGGCGCAAGGGTCAACCCGTTTGACGGTGACCCCATCATGGAAGCCGCTGCTGGAACGGGTACGCCTGTTCCAACTGCTATGTCGGTCAATAGCCGACTCGCATCAGCTAAGCGACACGATGCCTTTATTGACGGTGTACGGAAAATTCCTGGCCTCTCACAAGAGGCACAAGACATTGTCGGAAGTGCTAAAGCCCTTCGCGACCTTGGTTGGGAGACATCCGAAGATTTGGATGAGTTGGCTGAGTTTGTTTCACACCAACCAAACAACAAAGAGTTGGTTGAGAAACTAAACGAACGCTTTGCTCACCAACAAGCAAACATTGCAGCAGCGGATAAACACGATGCCGCTATGGCAAAGTGGAAACTTGAGAACCCAGGTGCAAGTGCTAAAGATGTTGATGGTTATACCATCACTCGAGTGATTGAAGCCCGTCTGGCTGGTCACAAGGGTGTTGAAGATCCAAAGTCGTTTGCGCGAGCGCTGTTGAGTTGGGTTGACAACCGCGAGTGGGCTGTTGGAGTTGACGGTCGCACTAAATTCGCCCGATGGGTGTCTGAGGTTGCTAACCGTGACGAGATTGTGCGAGTCATGGAGTTCCGTAACTGGGAGATGGAAGAGTTGGTTAAAGAGGGTGAAGCCCTCACAAATGCAGCGGCACGGATTACAGCCCTACAGGCTCGACAGGCAGATCTTAGCGAAGCCACCGAAGCCGCCCTGTCTCGCGCCAAAGAGAGCGCGCAGGTTAAGAGTGCGTTTGCTGAGGCCGATCTCGCTCTAAAAGAAGGCAAGTGGTCTCATGCGGTTCAAACACTTGAAGACGCTCAGGAACAGGTTTGGAAGGACGCTCAGGAGGGTGCAGCTAAGCTGGACTCACTTGTTACTAGGCTTAATGTTGAGCTAATGCGCGGTGCTGAACGGACTGAAGACGCTGTATCAGGTAGATTGACCCGCTACACAGAACCAGTTCTCCAAGTTGTTATTGAAGCCCAAATGGTTGTTAAGGAGATTAATGAGTTCGTTGCTCGACAGCGAGCGCGCCTTGCTGCGTTGAAGAACTCTATTAACAACCCTGATTCCACAATGGGAAGCATGTTGAGTGCCGACCTTAAGTCTCTTGAAGCTGAGGACATTAAAATCCCTCAGCGGTTAATTGAGAGGTTTGAGGCAGCTCAACGACATCTCAATGAATATGATCGCCTTAGTGTTCCAGTAATGGAGCGCTCAAATACGAAAGCCGTTAACAGAGCGCTTGCCTCAGCGAACGCTAACGGACGGGAAGTACTTCGAGAAGTAATATACATCCTGGATACCCTTCCATTATCACACTATAGTGTGATGGACGAAGCAGTACTTGGGCTATGGAAGCGCTTTGCAAAGGTTGCTGTACAAAGTGATACTACAGCGGTTATGTCTGGTCGCGGTGCTTTAGGTGTTCGCACATTCAACCAACACCTGATGGAGGGTACCATGCCTCTCCGACCTCAGATGAAAGTTCCTGGTACTAGGACAAATATTCCAGGTATGCCAAAGCTGAAACCTGGTGAGCGACTCATGTCTGGTGCAGACCTGATCGCTGAAGAGGATCGTATCTATGTTGAAGAGCTTGCTGCTGCTCAGGGTCGCCCCCCAAGTCTATCTGGAGTTACGTTTGACGAAGCATTAGCCCCAATCAACGAAGACATTGCTAAGCTCACTCGACAGCAACAGCGTCTTTCGGATCTGGCCCCAACATCTGATAAAGATGCACTCGCCAAACGAGCAGCTCTTAAGACATCAACAGCAGACCGCCTTAAGAAAGCAGTCACCGCTAAGAACCGCCTCGAAAAGCAGATGAGGCAGGTTGATAAGTCTGTTGCTGTACCCGCTCCTCCAGCAAGCCCAGAAATGCCGCTCTCACCAAAAGCGGCTCGTCAGCTTGAAGTGGAAACAGCTCACAACAAAGCAGCAGAAATTGCTGCAAAGCGAGATGCACTGGAAGCAAGTGGTAAGGGGGCTGTCGCAGATATCTCTGCGTTGTCTAATGCCCACCGCGCTCAGGTGGCACGGTCAATGGCTGTTACATCATCTGGACGCGCTCGTATTCGATTGACAATGGTTACCGAGCGGATCGCACAGCTACGTCGTAGCGCTGCTGCAATTACCAGCGGTCTTGGTGCCGATGTCCGTGGTACACCTCGCGCCCTGCTTCGCTTTAATGAGGAATTGGATGAGTTGGTTGGACAGCAGAAACGGCTTCAAGGGGCTGTAGACAACGCGACTCGCGCTACCCCTGATGATACAATCCCCGTGTTTGGTACAGCAAAAACATCTATGTCTCTTAATGCCCAAGCAGCAAAGTGGCAAGCTCGCCGCATTGCCGCTGAGGCCGCAGGAGACATGGTAGAAGCAGATCGAATCACTCGACACGTTCTTCTTCCACTGATGGGTGATGAGCGACAGATTGCTCATTACCCCACACTGGTGAGTCGCTTCCTTAACGAAGCTGGTGACGGTGTCGTTGATGACCTTGATGCGGTTGCCCGTGAGATGGGAGCCGCTACACGCAATGCAGACGGTACGATTACGACAGCAGATGGTGTTATCCACAGTCCTACTGGAGGCCGTCCTGCGCCTATAGCACCTAAACCAGTTTCTGTCTTGGATCTTCCTACAGATGCAGACGACGCTGCGTTGTCAGCTAAACTTGACGATGCTCTTGGTCTACTGGTAGGTGACGATGATGGCCTACGGGTTGCAAATGGCAACGGCGTACTTAACGCCATGCATGACGTACCAGTACTTAGCGGACTCAAAGATGGGTTCCGACGAATGCTTACTGCTGGTACTGGTGCAAGTCTTGGTATCTTCTCGCATATGGGCGGTCTTCGACGTGCATATGGGTCAATCCTTGGAATTTCAAACCTTATTGATTCACCCGTCCTGCAAGTTAGGGACTGGGGTGGTAAACTTGGCCTTCATTTATCAAGCCTACATACAATTCGCGCCCGTGTGGTGGGTGAAGCGTCTCGTCTTATTGAGCAGACAAGAACCATGAGTCGTGGTTTGGAAGGCGGGTGGCAGGTGCGAATCCGCGCTGCTTTGATTCGCAAGGATATCTCTACCTTGTCAACACAAGAGCGAGCCATTGCTCAGCTTCACGTTGACTTCTATGAGAGACACTCTGCGGGAATGCGAGAGATGGGAATGAAAGTACCGACAGGGTATGTCCCATCGCTTCACAATACTGCGTGGATTTCAGGAAATCGCGCTGAAGCTACCAGCCTGTTGCAAGATGCTTTTCGACGTGGATGTCTAAAACCCACCGAGACTTTAGACCAAGACATCCTTACTCGAGCTGGTATCCCACTTGATCGATACGCAAAGGCTAGTCGTGTTTCGGATCTAAACGCAGCAGATGCCGCCCTGTATCGTACTGGGGTGGACGGTGTTACGCTTGACGAAGCACGACGTACCATCAGTAGGATGCTTGGCGGTGTTGAAGAAGTTATAGAAGAAGGAGATAACGGACTTCGTCGTATTCGCTTTAACGACATGCATGTTGAAAGCGGTCTCCACCGTAAGTTTCTGGACGAGACTCTTACAGACCCAACACTTCATAATCTCTGGGAACATGGACTAGAGAATATGGCTGTCCACTATGCAGAAGGGGCTGGGTTGCGTCAAGCAATCAATCTCCAGTTGTTTAGGGCATTTGGTATCCGTACTACCATGTCAGAGGTTCTACACCACGCAGCAAACCGTATCCGTACACAGATGCGAGAGTTGGGTGATGAGGCTTTGGAGGAAGAGTTCAAGAGGACAGTCCTTAATCTTGAAGAGAAGATTATGCATGCATATAACATGAGTGGTGTTCTTCGAGCAAGGAACACTTCGCGTGGTGACGTAGCCGCCCGTGGTATTACAGCTGCTGCCCGTGCGGGTGTTGGTGGTTCATGGGGTCTTCAAACCACAGTGGTTGAGATCCCTAAGTCTATCTGGATGGCTGCTGGTAAGAACGGTCTTATCGTTACCTTGAAGGACCTTGGTGCAGCGATCATGCATGACCGCCAGATCATCAACGACTTTGGTGTGGCACTTGAAGGCGCTGGACAACAGCACCGATCTACCATGCCAGGAATGGATGACTTGACGGGATCAATTAGCTCAACGGTTGGTGGCAGGTTTGCCGCACCTTGGAAACGAACTTGGGGTATTGCAACAGGACAAATTGGAGATATAGGTGGAACAAGTAACAGGCTCGTTGACACTGGTGTTGCAGCGCTTGAGGCTTTGGCTGACAATACCGTTCGTGCAGGTGGTCTCCACTTTGCAAGTCGTATTGCGCGTGAGGTTGCTGTGCGCGGGGCAAACAGGCAGATCTTCCGCTTGGCTAGTAATCTCCCAGAGATTGCTGCCGAAGTTGCTGCACTAACATCCGCTCGCGGTCGTCTGAACTCACAGTCTAAAGCTGCCCTAAAGGTAATTGCAGACAAGTGGGGTATTGATGTACACGACCTTGCTCGCATGAATCACAGCGGTCTTCTGACAAAAGAAAACGCTGATAGTCTCAGGCGTGTGTTACACGGTGTTGTTGATGACGATGAGTTGTTTGACATCTACCGTGTGCGAAACGCCCTTGGAGAGGGGGCAACGAACGCTGTTGTTGATTACATGGATGAGGCAGCACATGTTGCCGTTCCTACCAGCCGAACATCTTCGGCAATGACAGGTCGTAACAACAACTGGGCATCTCGAATCTTCTTCATGTTGACATCTTATACCCGTGCGTTCGGTACTCAGAATATGATTCGACTTGGCGCACAGACGGGTAAGATCCAAGCTCTTGGAGCCTTTGGCACTATCTATGCAGGAGAGGTACTTTATCAGCATATGCGTGAGATCTACAACGGTCGTGACACTGTTGAGAACATTGTGCATGAGTGGCAGACAAACCCTGATAAGCAGATGTACAAGGCTGCATCACGAATCCCGTTTGCTGGGATGTACACATCTATCGGCCTCAACCTTACGGTAGAGGATAACCAATCCAAATCTTTCGGCGGTGCGAAGCCCGCCTTTGATCTCATCGTTAAGGCTCGAGACGCTGGCAAGTCCATCATCAGCGGTAAGGTAGACAAGGATGCGGAAGCACTGCTGGAGTATTTGCCAGTATTCAATGCATGGCATACGAAGTCTATCCTTAAAGCATATGGCTTGCGTTAACAGTTCTTTCACACTAACAGGAATAATTTATGGCATACTCATATGTAGAGTTTACCAACACAACAGGAACGGGGCCGTTCTCCTACGCGAGTGTTGCCCTTCTTCCTCAAGACACTGAGGCTATCTCAACGCAGTTGAAGGTGTATAGGAACGGCCTACTGCAATCGTTCACAACCCAATACACGATTGACACGGTTGCATCCACGGTAACGATAAACGTTGGGTTGATTATCACTGACACCTTGCGTATTGTTCGTGATACAAAGAAGAACGCACGTTATGTAGACTATGAAGATAGCACAAACGTGACTTCTGAGCTTCTCAACTTGGATTCAAACCAGAACTTCTTCTTGGTTCAGGAGGCTGTTGACCTTCAAACAGACTCTATGGTTCGTAACGACGGCGGTCAGTGGGAGGGTCGTGGACTAACTATCCAGAACATCGCTGCTGGTGTTAACGGCACCGATGCCGTTACAGTGAATCAAATGAATGCTGCCACTTCTGGCTCCCTACCCGCTGTACTTAGCGGGATGGGGGCGCAAGCGTATACTGGCGACGGAGTCCTTGTTGACTTCGCTATCCCAGCAAGTATTGCGGACATTACTGATCCAAGTGATGTGGCTGTGTATGTCAACGGAATTCGTCAGCTACCAGGGTCACACTATAGCATCGTTACTCCTAATGTCCATTTCGAGGCTACTCCCGCAAATGCGGATGCTATCTTAATGACTTGGCCTGAGGGGGTGATCTCAGGTCTTGTGACCGCGAACTCTGTAAGCACAGCCGCGCTCCAGAGCGAGTGTGTCACTGTTGCAAAGATTGATGGTGGTACAAACAATCAGGTTCTTACAACCGTTGGTGCTGCCGCTACTTGGAGTAACCTCACGGCTGCACATGTTACTAATTTCAACACGGCTGTCCGTACAAGCCGTCTGGATCAAATGGCAGCACCGACAGCGTCTGTCAGTATGGGTAGTCAGAAGATCTCTTCACTAGCTACACCGACAGCCAATAACGACGCTGTTAATAAGTCCTATGCTGACGGTAACATTGCCAAGACTGTTGCATCATGGGGCTTTACTGCTACTGGTAGTACATCAACGGTAACGGGTTCTACTACGGCTGTGGGCTTCCTGATTGGATACTTCAGTCTTACAGTTCCGTTTAATCAGAACGCAACCACCCACTACTTCTCAGTTTCAAGTGCGGTTGTTTCCACATTTCAAACTGGCACTATTCGTGTGTTCGTACCCGATACCGACGCTGGTGGCGGGTCGTATTTCTCTGTTGTGTTTACACGAACTGGTGGCTCTCTTGATGGTATGACGTTTGTGGTTACACTGGTAGACAGTAACGCGGTTGGTAACGCTATCACCCTTATTAACGGCGGTACTATGTTTGCTCACTTTGCACGAGGAGTTTCTTAATGCCACCAACACTTCAAAAAATCTCATCTGCTCAGATCACAGCACCTACTGGGGCAACGTCTGGGTTTGTCCTTACATCCACAGGGGTGGGACTCACCCCGACCTTTCAGGCTATTCCTGCAAGCGGTGCGGCTCAACAGAAGACGCTTATTGTCAACCTCGCTGGTGGCGCAGCAGACAAGACAACAGCCGACTTTGGCTTTGTTGTCGGTCAGGTAATAATCGAGGTCATTATCACCGCAGCCGATAACGGCAGCGCACACACAGTGATGTGTGGTACAATGCGTTCGTTTAATGGAACAAAGACCGCCGACGTTACCAATCGCATTATCCGTGGTGTTGGTGGTTCTTTGTCGCAGAGCTATGTGACGGTTGATCGTACTACAAGTGGAACGGTTCTTAATGTGTCACAGGTGAATGGTGGCAGCGATGTCGATATCACAGGCGGTGGAATTGCATCATTTGTAACCTATAACTGGCCCGCTGCGGGTAGACTTCGCATCACTGCCATTGAGGACACCCAGTCGTGACCGTATCTATTGAAGACCTCGTTCGTTTGGGTTCACTGGTAGGTATCCCCTGTATCATCGGGGTCACATGGCTTGTGACATCCCTTGTGCGATCACAGACAATCCTCGCCCAACTAGAAGCCCGTATGGTTCTTCTAGAGCAGAACATCCATTCCATCCGTAACTCCCTACAAGCGCTGAGCATTGACTTGGCTCGACGTGGAGGTGACCATGAACAAAGACGACAAGAGTGATGACATTTGGAATCTGACCGCAGACTCCATCATCGATGCCCTGAAGGATCCAGACCGTGTATCTCCAGGATGGGCGCAAGCCGCCCTCCGCTTCCTCAAGGATAACGGAGTACAGGCTATGGACATCCCCAACGGTAAGATCGAACAGATGCGGAACATCCTTCCCTTCAAGAAGGTAATCTGACATCATAACCTGACCCAACCACAGGGATTGATTCTAAGGCCACTAGAATGGCCCTAGGATCGATCCTGTGGTTTGGGGAGGGCCATCGTAGGGGGGAGACCCTAGAATGCCCTGTAGGGGCATCCACGGCGAGAATCCAAAGGGAGCGAATATGACAGAGAACGAATACACCACAGAACTTAAGACAGACTTCCGTAACTTTGCATTTAGGGCATGGCAGGTACTGGGTCTTCCAGAGCCGTCCCGTGTCCAGTACGACATGGGTGGTTTCCTACAGCGTGGGCCAGACCGCCGTATGCTTCAAGCTATGCGTGGGGCAGGTAAGTCGTACCTCACTGCTGCGTATGCGGCATGGCGACTGTACCGCGACCCCGACACCACCATCCTGACCATCTCCGCTGTACAGACCCGCGCTCGAGAGTTCATCCTTCTGGTACGCCGACTGATCGACAGTATGGAGGAACTCCACCACCTGCGTCCTGGAGACTGGGATCGGGATGGGGCAGACAGGTTTGACGTAGGCTGTCGGACGACACCGTCTAAGAACCCCTCCGTCGCAGCCTACTCTATTCGGAGCATGATCACGGGTACCCACGTTGATGTCATCATCTGCGATGACGTTGAGATTGTGGATAACTCCCGCACCGTAGAGGCGCGAGAGACTCTGATGCACCGACTGCGGGAACTGGAGAACGTGTTGAATCCTGGCGGGGACATCATCTATCTAGGTACGCCACAGACAGAAGACTCTGTCTACAACAAACTCGCCGCACACTATGACTGTCAGCGGTGGCCAGCCAGATACCCAAACCCATCCGATGAACGACAGATGGTTCGGCTTGCCCCAATGCTACAAGCGGATTTGGAAAGTGGAGACCACAACGCTGGAGATCCTACCTACCCAACCTACTATCCCGAGACCCTCCTGATTGAGCGCGAAGCGATTATGGGGCCTTCCATGTTTGCACTCCAGATGCTGCTGGACACGACATTGTCCGACAAGGATCGATATCCCCTACGGTTGGGTAACTTCATCGTGTGGGACATGGCAGGGAACATGGCTCCCATGAACATGATCTGGGGTACGACATCCCCTGTGGATATTGAATGTCCAGGATTGCATGGAGATAAGTATTACGGCCCAGTCCACTGTGACCCACGGTGGGCAGAGTATGAGACTACCGTGATGTATATTGACCCAGCAGGACGAGGTGAGGATCAGACTGGCTACTGTGTGGGCAGAACCCTGAACGGGTTGATCCACATCGTAGAGTGTGACGGCCTCAATGGTGGACACGATGACTCAGCCCTCACAAAGCTTTCGGAGATCGCTGCCAAGTATGGTGTCAAGGTTGTGGTGGTCGAGTCAAACTGGGGTGACGGTATGTATGGCAAGCTGTTGCAACCACACATGGCTCGCATCGCAGGACAGGTCGCCATCCAAGAGAAGAGGAACACAGGGCAGAAGGAAGTGCGAATGCTTGATACGATTGAGCCTGTCATGGCACAGCACCGTATCACCATCTCCTCACAGGTCGCAGCCAACCAAGTGCTGGGTATGCAGATCTCCCGTCTCACCCGTGACCGACATTCCCTCAGACACGACGATCAGGTCGAAGCCCTATCTGGTGTGATCGGATGGTTCAAAGACCAGATGATGTTCGACTCAGGCAAGAGGGTGGAAGATCTCGAAGCCCTAAAGTCCGCACAGGTGGCCAAGGAGTTCCTGAAAGACTGGGAGAACCCTAAGGGCAGTCGGTATGTCCTTCCACTTACTGGTGAACTGTTTAGCGATAAAGCCAAGAGAGAGTGGTCCTCTATGGGGAAGAATCCCCAGTGTGGTGGGTGGAGTAAGAGTCGGTTGAATGGCGGTCGCAGAGGTCGTAAGCGTTAACCTAGTAAAACAAAGCGTTTTGATTAAAGTCCACCTCATAGGAGAAGCAGTGGCTTGCTCTCCCGCCGTCAGGTTATAGGGTCGGGGGGTAGGGGGGTTAAGAACGCCCTAAGGTATACTATAGGTCTCTCTATAGGTATACTATAGTATAGCCTATAGGGGCTATACATACTATAGTTAGACTATAGATCCCACTGTGCGGAATATCGGTGTGTTCCCCCTGTGCGGATTATCGGTAGACCTGGTGACAAGGTACCGATAGCTCGCACAGGGGGGTCACCGTGTCCTGCACGGGAGAACCACACAGCCAGACCTTCCACCAACCCACCTTGGGAAATCGACAGGGGGTCGCGTATTAAAGTGGGGCATCGGAGGGACAGGGCCACCGCGCGATCCCCCCCATGCCACCCCCACAGCGAGCCGTAGGCGAGTCGGCTCGAAGCGGGGATAATTCGCCAACTGGTAGGCTACCGCGCTTGCACAATGGCCACCCATGCGGCGACTGGTTATCGGACGCTAGCCCGTCCGCGCGCCCGATTGTGTTATCGGACGACTGCGCCCATTCGTCAACCCTTCGCCCTACCCTTAACACTTGCCCACGATGCCCGTAGGCGCGTCCGCCCTTCGGCCGTCCCTCGACCCTTGCCCGATCAACGGGTAGATTGACCCTCGCCGTTTACAATTGTTTTTCCTCTCATTGTGGATAACTTGTGGATAAATATCAGGCGATCCGATAATATCCTCGTTTGAACACCAGAAACGGCATTATCGGTATTTTTCGCGAATTCGTGACCTAATACTATTGACTCGCCCCCTATTGCGACGACAATAAGGGGGCAACGCCGTAATTCTACGGGCAGTTGCAAGCGCACTACGCGCAGTCAGAATCCAAGCCCGAAAGGCTCCCCATGTCACTCGCAACCACCGCCACCGCCACCGCCACCGCCACAGACAATCGTAAGGCGGCCGCCGCCGAAGCATCCCGCGTCCTGTCGTCAATCATTGAAACACTCATCCCCACCAAGCAAGGCGGAGAGTCAACCCCGATTGAACGCAAAAACGCTCGCGTGTTGTTGATCATTGCATACGCCTCGATCGCACAAGGCGAACCCTGCCCGATGGCAAGCATGACCGTTACCATGTCCGATCACTCTGCCCTTCCTTTCAAAGTCTGGTGCGCTCGCATTCTCGCGGTTGATACCTCAGGAAAGGCTCACGCTGTCTCTTGCAAGTGAATAACCTACGGACGCGAACCCTGACGGGTTCGCGTCCGCTTTAACACCCACACCGCCCCCGCCTGCCGTCAGTCCGTTCATCCCCTCGCATTCGCGAGGGGCGGGCGCACAATTGACGCAAGTGGATCAGGCCGAAGGGAATCAGCGTAGGATCACCCGCATAAATGCGGGTTAGGTGTGCCATGGCCTTGGTCATGTCGCCCGATGGCATCTACCATCGGTCGCCTTCGAAGTGTCTTACAAGTCTCGCGCGGAGAAAAAACGCCTATCACTTCTCACCTATACATAGTTGCCCCACTAGGGAAGCACAATGTCCGTAGCACTCAGACACGCAGTTCGCGTAACCTACGGAACCATTGATGGTATGACTCAAAGGCCAAGTATTACGAACGCAGCGGATTCGGCACAGGGGATATTCGGAAGTGATGGACAAAGTGGGCTGCTAGTCTAGCAGGAAAGCCACTATAAACCCATTGTGATTCGTCATCGACTCATTCGATGCAGGGGTGGAACTTAGCATGTTCGCCGTTACTTGCGTCTGACTGGTAACGCCTATATTGTGTGATGTCATGGCGCGGATACTGACTTTGGGGTAAACGCACGAAACGGCTATATGGTTGACGCTGTAGTGCGGAATGAACTCATACTCATACTGAGCGTGTCCAGATATAGACACGCATCTAGGGCAGCCGTATTAACTTACGGCTGCCCACTTTGCATTCAATATGCGCTATGCAATGTCGCACGGCGCAGCGGACTAAATCGGCGCAACCGCGCCAGAATTGGATTTACAGATGAGCCAAGCAACAGCAGCGGCGAAGTGGGCGGTAGCATCAAAGCGGTATGACATGGCGGTGAAGGCTGCTAGTTATGATGTGCGCGAACTGCGGCGCGAAATTCGGGATGTCAACGGGCTTTCAACACCGTTATCGTTGAATGATGGCGAGGCGATGGATAAGGTGTGCGTGCGCCTTTTCGCCAAGAAACATGCGGAGAAGGTAGTGGAGGCTCTTGCATTAAAGTTGCAAGCAGAGTATGAGTGGGAGGAAGCCCACTCATACGCTGAGAAATTGGCTGTCTGTCAGCCTAAATGAATCACTTCCCGCGCCCTGCGCGCTGTGTCTTAATTGATGCAGCGCGCTTTCGCATTCAAACATGCCGCGCAATGTCGCGCGCGCAGCGGACTCAATCGCCCCATGTGGGGCAGAAAGGTCAACAATGACCGATATTGAAACAAAGGATGCGATGCGCGCCTCTTGGATCGATGGATTTTCTGATCGCAAGATCAGAATGTCAGTAGCGCTCGCGGCCTACGCAGACGCTCTCTCTGCCTTTGAGGCGGAAGAAATGGCTTATGCATCGCACATCGATGCAACTAGCCAAGCGGTTGGTTACCCAGGATTTACAGCCTGGTGCGCAGCGCGCACTGCGCTTGAAACCGCGCGCAACGCGATGAGAGTCGCGCAGGATGAATTGAACGGATTTCTTGAAAGAATGGAGAATGCGTGATGAGACTCACACAATGTAGCACAAAGGCCACGTCTTTTCGCAAGCTTTGCGACGCAGCCGATGCTGCGTTCCGAAAATACGGGCGTGATCGCCCGAAAGCCAAGTACAAGGTGTTGTCTGCGCCGCAGACGAACACCAAGTTGAGTAAGGATGTGGGGCGATATGTCCCACATGAGATCTACAGCCTGTTTCTCGCCCCTGCGGCGAGTTCAGGTTATGAGGTCTGTCCGTGGAGGACAGAGGACTGCACCAATCTCTGCCTGAATTGCTCAGGCAGGGGTGCGATGAAAGGAGTACAGACGGCGAGAATCATTAAGACTCACCGTCTCATGGAGGACAGCGAGAACTTCATGAGCAATCTGCTGCACGAAATGGTCGCAGCGACAGCCCGATGCGGGAGGCTGGGGCTTCAGCCCGTCATCAGGCTGAACGGCACTAGTGACCTGCCGTGGAGTTTCATCTTCCCACAACTGTGGGAAGTATTTCAGACGTGGAAATTCTACGACTACACCAAGTCGGAGAACCGTGTGCGGTTGACCCAGTTCTCCAACTGGGATAACACCCTGAGTTATTCAGGGGAGAACTGGGCGGACTGTGAGTCTGTCCTGCGCGATGGTGTCGCGCGAGTGGCAGCGGTATTCAATGTCCCTCGCGGACAGCCGCTACCAGAATCATACAGGGGCTTCCCTGTAATTGATGGAGATCTGGATGATCTCCGATTCCTTGACCCCAAGGGGGTCATCGTTGGGCTGCGATACAAGATTGTAGTCCGTAACGGCAAACGGCTTCTCGCGGGGGATTTCGATTCCTCGTTCATCATCAACCCCAACCAGTGACGCAACCGTTGCGTCACTCACGTCCGACTCAATCGAGCAAAAGGAAAACAATGTCTGATACTACGACTGAGGTTATCCTCGTTTCAATTCCCGCAACCGTAGTCACCCACGCCATCCGCGACATCGTTGCGGAAGAAATCGATGGCCGTCTCGAGACGGTCATCGGTGCAACGTTGAAGAATCACCCAAGCATCGACTACGAGGAGCTGTGCGATGAGATCGACCTGTCAGATCTAGCGGCTCAGGTCAACTCGCGGGACGTGGCCAGACACCTCTCAATGTCCGATCTGGCAAGCGAGGTCAGCCTGAGTGATCTCGCAAGTGAGATCAGCCTGAGTGATCTCGCAAGCGAGATCAGCGTGAAGGATGTCGCGGACGAGATGTCCGTGGGCGATGTGAGTGAATGTTTGGACATGGATGCGATTGTGTGTCGCATCGACTACAAGAAACTGGCGCAAGCACTGCTTGCAGAAATGAGGGCGTAATGCCTAATTGGTGCGAAAATGAGGTGACAATCTGCGGCCCGAAAGACGTGATGGCAACCTTCTTGGAGGCTGCTGGGTACGCCAAGCGGGAGTTTTCGTTCCAGGGGCTTCGGCCAATGCCTGAAGCCCTTGAGGGGATGTTCAGCAAAGATCATGAACTGTGGTTCCGAACCACAGGACAGAAATACGACTACGCTAATTGCGTAGAAGTGACTACTGCGGAATTGCAGGAGTTGAAGCTTGCCTATGGGTGTAACAACCCACGGGCGTGGATGTCTCGTAATTGGGGTGTGTGCTATGAAGCCACGTCGGTGGACTACATGACAGACGAGGGGTGGGACGACCATCGGTCTATTACAGTCCACTTTGACACAGCGTGGGGGCCACCAGATATGTTGTACGAGTTTCTTCTGTTCAAATACCCCTCGCTTAACATTGATTGGTTCTACAAGGAACCAATCTCCCGCTTTGCGGGTTGGTTGGGAGAACCACAATGAAGCACTTCAAGGGATCGTGGGAGCGTGAGATCGTCGTCGAAGCGTTTGACTTTGGAGAATACTGCTATAACTGCACCCTGCACTTGACAGGGTACTCAGTATGCAACTGGGTCAGCGATGACCGCTCTACATGGGGATCGAAGGAGGTGGTGATCGAGTCGGTCGTGTTCGAGAATCTCGAACAATATAACAGCGAGGGTGAAATCACCCCGATCATCGATGTCGCGGCGGTTCGTAAAGCAATCCGAAAGGCTTACGCCGACTCCATCATCGAAGCGTTTCTTGAGCGTTAACTAAATCGCCCTAGGGCAGAAAGGTCTAACCATGACCATCCGAGAAGCAATCCTAGTTTTACATCAACTCGCAAACGAGTCGTATGACGAACTTGACACAGTAGTGTGCCAAGTACTGTGGCTCCGTGCGGACATCGAGTATTGTGAGTCGCAGAACGAGGGTATGAAGCCCTTGACAGACGACGAGCGGGATGATATCCTCAGCTCAGTCGAAGAAAATCACGATGCCTGTATGGGCATCACGTTCGACACCCTTCAATGGGAAGTCAGTCAGAAGCAGACACCACTAACGGAGTCAGAACAATGAAACACGGCTACCTCGTCAACAGGTTGCAGAAGGTTATCGGAGCATCCCTCATCGTGGAGGGTCGCCAATGGACGGCTCTGAGCGGTACATCACGCCGCACAGTTACATGGACAGATGAAGATGGAATGGCTGTGAGTGTCAAATGCAGCCAGCCTGACGCTCACAACGATTTGCCAGAAGGAATGTATTACGGTTACTTCACATCCAGCGCTTCCGAAGCAGCGCGTTACCTCTCAAACTAAGGAAACCATCATGACAGCGGAAGACTACAAATCTCTTCAGGGATTCGTTATTGCAATGACCAAGACCCGTTCCGTCAACGAAGATGAGCGTGGTGACATCCTTCAGGGTGCATTGACATCACTGATAGAGCAAGGCATCGACCCGATGTCTGAACAGGGTCGGTCGTGGATCGTCATCCACATCTTGCGCTTTGTGCAACAGCGCGCACGGAAGTACAAGACCAAAGTCAAGCACCCCGTAGGTCTGTGTGACGCTCAGACTCTCCTCTCTAAGGAGAAGTCACCTGTTGATGGTGCAATCCTCTCAGAGGAAATTGCACTGCTTGATCTACACATCGCGGCTTTACCGCCCTCGTTGTGCGAGACGATCACCATGCATCGGCAAGGCTTCTCGACCACCCAGATCGCTGAGTGGCGGGGTGTTGCGAACACGACGGTTGCCAAAGACCGCTGTCGAGCAGTGAAGATGCTACAGGACAGTTACGGTCTGACCCCAGCAGGGTCAGGGAAGGCTGCGGATGCCCCTACATGGGATTACGACGGTCGGGTGTGGGTAATGGGGGAGTAAGACCCTTGACCCCACATGGGGCATCCTAGGGGGTTTCTCTAAGACCTCCAACCTCATGGGGTTTAGACCCCTCCCTATTAATGTCCACCTCATAGGAGGAGACCTATAGGTAGCCTATAGGTCTCTCTCTAAGTCTCTATAGGTAGATACATGTCTATTACTTCTAAGTAATAAGATCATGTACCCCGCCTACCAACCACCAAGGAAGTCCAATGGCAGACGAACACGAAGAAATTCTCAGACAGTTCCATTGTGAGGAGAAACACACATGACAACACCATCTAAATACTACGGCATCGTCTATCACGGCGGTGATCTCAAGGGTCTTGGGTCATACGGTCGCACTAAGTCTTACAAGACACATAAGTTGGCTGAAGATGCGTGTGTCCGACTTACTGCCCAGTGTTTGAAGATCGTTGGCGGTGCGCCGTTCTACAATATCTTCCTCACCATGAAGGAGGATCAGAAATGAAACGGGACTCAATCGACAAAGCGTGTGTCTTTGGTATCGGTGTCTTAGCCTGGGTTTGTGTCGTGTTGGTCTTGTTGGGTGTTGCTCAGGCTGTGGCTACATGAAGCCACCTTGGGATGAGAGACGGCTTGCGGTATGGCGGTCTCAGGGCATTCGCGGTATGACGCGCGGTCTATTCTTCCGCATGTGGGAAGATCAGGGCGGTCTGTGCGCCATATGCGGTGAGGAGTTATACACTGGTTCATCTGGTCGATCTGGATATACACTCGACCACGACCACGACACCCACAAGCCAAGAGCGTTGTTGTGTCAGGGCTGCAATAAAAACGCAGCGTTGAAGGTTGGCGCTGATGTATCTAAGTTTCTAAACACCCCTCACGGGGACTACCTACTTAAGCATAAGGAAACACCATGAGCGAATCCGTAGATGATTTGGTGCGTCAGATCGAACAAATGGGCTACAGCGCAGCATTGTCTCACAGCACCGTGGGTCAAATTGTTGGAAAAGTGCGTGCGATGGAGTCGATGCTATTTGAACTCCGCAAGGAACGCGACGAGGCGCGGCGGGAAGTGTTGGAAGGAATGCATCCTGACTTACGGAATGGTTATGCCAATGCAAGGGAATGGGATTGCTACAATGATGAAGCAGACGCAAACAACAAAGCCTTTAGAGAGGGTACACTCCAATGATTAGAGAACATGAGTACTGCGACTGTTGTGATGAGTTGGTAGACCCAACCAACCGATTCTCCTTTGACTCTAGTCCGTTTGATCTCCCTCAGGCGCATGAGGGTGAATCAGCCGTTGTCTGTCGGGCATGTTATAACAACATGATCGACAAGGCGCTTGCCCAGTTGGCCACGTTGAAGCACACAAACACCGCTCTATTGAGCAGATTGAAGGAATCCAAGTGATCACATACGTCACACGTCAGGACTTTCACGATCAGTTCATCCACTCTAAGCGTGACAACTTCTCCTACGAAATGCGCGAGGCACTGTTCGACTATCTCGAGCAGATTGAGATCGACTCTGGCAGACCCATCACGCTTGATGTCATCTCGTTATGCTGTGATTACGTCGAGGTAGAGGGCGGTGGTCTTGATATCGAGTACGAGGGCTTCGGTGATCCAGTTATTACCCTTGAAGACTCAAGACTGTTCGAACAACGATAAGGGGGTTCATCTATGTGGCAAGATCTCACAGAGGTTCAGAAAACAGCATTCACTGTTATGAGTGATGCCCGTGAGACCGACTCTGTTGAAGAGGGCATCATCAAATACCGTTTGAATGTTGACCGTGTTGTCAACAACGGTGTCGATACAGATATTCTGGCGCGCTGTCTCGATACAGTCTCACGACATATCGCGACCGACCAGAGCAACATCCTTAAGGGAAGGGCATCACGGGGTCGCCCACAATCGTGGGCTTTAGCCTATGTGTCGCTCAGTGCGGATAAGCTTGCATTCATTGCGCTGCGGTCGTTGTTGCAGCATTCATCTCATCGTCTTACGTTCCTAGCCCACAGTATCAGTAAGGATATTCAGCTCGAGCATAAGTTCGAAGAGATCAAGCGCATCAACAACACCAAGTCGAAGGAAGTGAAGGGGTTCACCCGTAACCTTAACGAGAGGTTGACGGACAGCGCGAAGATCAAGAAGTTGTACAAGACACTTGTTGATCAGCCATTAAAGTGGTCTCACACGGAGTGTGTCGGTCTGGGTACACGGCTCATCAAGGCGTGTATCGAATCTACTGGTATGTGGGAGCAACGCTTGCTGTGGGTTGGTAAGAAGTCTACCTACTCGATTGATCAGATTGAGGAACTGAGTGACCACATTGCTCACAGTCATAGCAATCTAGAATTGCTGTCACCATCGTTAGTTCCTATGTGTTGCCCACCTCTTGATTGGCATCGTCGTGATGGTGTGTTAGTTGGAGGATACAGATTCATTCAGAAGCCTATGATTCGCACCACATTCAAGCGTCTGAGTGTTGATAATGATCTCGACACCTGTAGCAATGTTTTGCGAGCATTGAATGCTATCCAGTCTGTCGAGTGGGAGGTTGACAAGGAGACGCTTAGCCTTGCCAAGCACATCATGGGACTCAATCGACCAGAGTACGACAAAGCCATCTCGTCAGTTACGGCGCGTCCGCTCTACACACCGTATAGTGAAGACATGACAAAGGCAGATCGCAAGGTGTGGTTTCACAACCGCGATGTCGCTAGGGCTACATGGGACTCTAGTGTGTCTAAGAGACTGAGTCAGCTTGTAGCGGTTACCGTTGCAGATAAGTGTAAGGATGCACCGCTGTTCTTCCCGCATAGTTTGGACTGGCGCGGTCGTGTGTATCCCATCTCGACACGGTTGTCGCCGCAGGGATCAGATCTTCAGAAAGCACTGCTGCGCTTCGCACGGAAGAAACCACTTGGTGTGAGTGGTCTTAAGACCCTGAAACTATGGGCTGCTGGCTGTGCGGGAATTGATAAGGTATCGCTATCAGATCGCTTGAAGTGGTTTGAGGAACACTATCCTCACATCAAAGACTTCGACTACGATAACGACACCCGATGGGTTGATTACGACAGTCCGTTTCTGTTCGTTCAGGCGGCGGTTGAGATCAGGAATGCTGTCCGCAGTGGACACCCAGAGTCATTCATGTCGAATGTATCTGTGTGTGTAGACGGGTCGCAGAATGGCTTACAGCACTTGAGTGCAATCGGTAGAGACCACATTGGTGGTGCTTCAGTAAACCTCGTAGATCAGCCTGTACCTGCTGATCTTTATTCAGATGTCGCTGCACTAGTTGCTTCGGCTATCGAGGGAGACCGTGGTGCGTTGATTCTTAGTGGCGTGACTACCGACGATGTTGGTCAGCCGTTGCCACCACTTGCTTGGTTCGATACGTTTAACCACAAGAAGAAGAGACGGTCAGCTGTAAAGCGATCCGTCCTTGCTTACCCGTATGGGGTAACGAAGGCTGGAATGTGTGAGGGTCTCCAAGCAGACGGCATCACGAATGATATCCTAGGCAGTCGCCACAAGAATGCGTGGTACCTTGCTACGCAGATTGACCTTGCTGTGAGAGATGTTGTTGTGTCTGCTGGTCATCTGATGGATTGGTTTCGTGGTGTCGCTCGCTTGGTGGCGACAAATGGCAGCGCTGTGAACTGGGTTGCCCCATCTGGGTTCCCTGTCAACATGCACTACCTTGTGGTTGAGGGTAAGATCATCAGGACTTGTCTTGGCAAGCTGACGATCAAGCAGCCCGTGAACATGACGGATGTAGATCTGGATATGATGGTTCGCGGTATTGTGGCCAACTTCATCCACTCACTCGATGCGAGTCACCTCATCATGTCGTGTCTCGCTTCTGTTGACGACGGCATCACAGACCTGCACTTCATCCACGACAGTTACGGTACTCACGCCTGTGACATCGACCGTGTTGGCTACCTGTTGCGGCGTGAGTTTGTTCTTATGCACAACGCCAACCCCCTCGAGAAGTTCGTTGAGGGGTTAGGCTTTGAGGTCACACCGCCACCACCACAGGGTAAGTTGAACCTTGATGAGGTTCTGTTATCGAAGTACTTCTTTGCCTGAGTATTATGTCCACCTCTTAGGAGAACACTATGACTAGAATGGCATTGCTAGATAGTGATGTTATTGCTTACCGCGCTGCGATCCTTACAGAAAATGCGTCTGAGCGCGACGCTATAGAGCTTGCACAGCGGATTACTGACACATGGGTCAACAAAGCCGACTGTGATGGGTATGTCGAGTGTATCACCCAAGGCACATCCTTTAGGCGTGAGTCTTGGGGGTTGTACAAAGGCAACCGCAAGGACAAAGTGCGCCCTAAGCACCTGTCTGCCCTGTACGCCCGTATGCGTGATTCAAACGCTTGTTATCACGATGGACTTGAGGCTGATGATGTGATAGGTATCTTAGGCACCCACCCCAAGCGAGACGGTTGGGTGGTTGTCACCATTGACAAAGACCTTGACCAGATTGCGGGGGCGCACTTCAATCCCGACAAGGAGTGTGCTTATGAGGTATCTGAGGATGATGCTGATCTCTATAGATGGATGCAAGTCCTCAGCGGTGACTCAACAGACTTCTACCCAGGAATTCCTGGAGTTGGTCAAGCCAAAGCTTCGCGCATCCTTGAGGACGTTCCTCTTGGTCAGCGTGGAGAGATTGCACTGGCTGCATATAAGAGTAAAGAGCTGACAGAAGAGTATTTCAACCAGATGGTCATCTGTGCGACCATCCTAACCTACGGGAAGGACATCCCAACATGCAAGCCGTTATTATCGGATTCGAAAGAGGGTGGCACCCTTCAAGGACTCCTGCAATCAATCATGCTTTGGCATGGGCTGTAGAGAACGGATTCAAGCCCGTAGATCCCAACCTTCAAGATTACGAAAGGATGTGGGATGACTCAGACTACACATCCCCACGATCAGCGTACCGCAACAACGCCCTTGTTGGTGATGTTGCTTCGATGTCTTCGGCCTCTGTTGTTCTTGTGGTTCCTGGTTGGAATCAGTATCAAGAGGCTGTAGCGCTGTATCAGGTGGCTCTTGCAATGGGTAAGACCATCGTTGATATCCCCAACCACGCACTCATAGGAGTGAAACTTGGCTAAAGTACTTGTTATTGGCGATACCCACGCACCCGCCATGCATCGTGACTACATCAAATTCCTTAACAAGGTTCGTAAGAAGTGGAAGACCACTCAGGTGGTACACATCGGTGATGTTCTCGATCACCACTGCTGCTCGTTCCACGATAAACACCCAGAGAATCCTGGCGCAAGCATGGAGAGCAAGCTTGCACGGAAGCAGATTGATAAGCTCTACTCTGAGTTCCCAAAGGCAACAGTCTGCATCGGTAACCATGACGCTCGTATTCACCGTTTGAATGCAAGTGTTGGTATCCCAAGTCTGTACCTGAAGGAGTTCAACGGGCTGTACGAAACTCACGGATGGGATTGGGTTAACTCAACAACCATCGATGGTGTGTATTACTACCACGGTGAGGGGGCGGGTGGTCGCCATCCCTCGTTTAGTGCTGCTAAGATGCGGATGGAGAGTGTGGTCTGCGGACACTATCACTCGTCTGCTGGCATCTGGTGGCAAGCAGGACCAACGACTAAGGTCTTTGGGATGAATGTCGGGTGTGGTGTAGATCGATCACACTGGGCTATGGCTTATGGTGGTGCCTTCCTGAAGAAGCCCATCCTGTCGTGTGGCGTTGTTATTGACGGATCCCCTTACTTGGAGGTTATGGAACTATGAGTATGAATCGAACACCGAAAGACTGGGACATCACAATCTGTGCGTATCTGAAGTCGATCATCGAATCAGGTGCGCCGTCGAATGAGTGGGAACACCTTGCTCGCACAGCGCTGCGACTTCACCTTGTGTTGCATGTATTGGCTAATAAAACCCCAAAGGATACCATCTCATGAATGACGATCCGATTATGACAGAGTTGGACTACAACCGTCTCGAGGGGGTGCTTGAAGGTATCCTGATCATCGAAGACAACATTGAGGCTCTGACCCACAACGACATCAGTCTGCGTCTATCTAACATCCGTGATACACTCGAGTCAGTCCTTGGAGCGATTGCCGCTCGCGGGGACGGTGTGGATCTCGAAGATGATGTGGACGTGGGTGGCCTTGAGTGAACATAGCCGAAGCACGGGTGTGTGTTAAGTTGTGGAAAGAACGCTTTGGTCTTGGCGCGTGGACTATCCAGTTCAAATGGGGAAGCCACGAAAGCGAACACGGAACCATTGAGTTCGATATCTTGCACCGCACAGCGGTGATCTCCTGCAACCGACCACCTAAACTACCTAAACCTATCACAGCAGAGTATGTCATCGTACATGAGCTTATCCACCTGATTCTTGTTGAATTGGAAATCGTGGAGAACGCTAAACTAGCACAGAAGGAATTGGTACTTGAGCGAGTGACAAACCAACTCACCCAAGCCTTCCTCAAAGGAAATCACACACATGGCTAAGACCACCACTAAGTCTTCTAACGGCAAACCAGAACTCTTCTTCTCCCAGACCATGCGTTCCCCCAAGGGAAGCGCTTTGTTCGCCAAGCTCATCGAGCCTGATATCTTCAAGGGCGGTGACCCCACATGGAAGATCACCTTGGTGTTCTCCGACACCGATCCTGAGTTCCTTGCTTTCAAGGATGTTGTCGAGAAGTTTGCAAAGACCTTCTCGAAGCAGTGTGGCAAGCCAGTTGATCCCGCGAAGTCGTTCGGTTCGGATCGCGATACGGGGATGCCGACTATGACATTCAAGTCGAAGGCACGACTCGATGATGCTGGCAAGTACATTCCGATTGCTATGGTGGACGCTAACAAGGCTGCGGTCACTCGCGAGCCTTGGAATGGCGACGAGTGCCGTGTGGCGTTTAAGTTCGGCGGTTGGGAATCTGCGCTTGGTGTCGGCATCAAGCCCTACCTGAGTGCCGTGCAAGTGGTCTCACGGGCTGTACGTTCTTCAGGCAGCGGCTTTGCTGCTGTGAATGTCTTCGACTCTGCCTCCACCGTCGCCCCCCTGACGGAAGATGAGTTGCCATTCTGATGGGAGTCAAAATCATCCAAAGCACCGTATACGTCTTCAAAGTTAATCCCGTCCCTGCATCACGACCACGGGTGTCCAAGTATGGTACTTACTACTTGCCAACATACCGTGCGTTCAAAGATGCAATGACAGAATGTATTGCAGGAAATCCTCATGGTTACAAACGCCTTAATGGTCCGCTCAACGTCCGTGTTATCTGCCGTGTGGCGCGCCCTCGTACTACCGTTCGAAGTTCTCCGAATGGTGATGTGGACAACTACGCCAAAGCCGTCCTCGACTCCTGTAACGGAGTCCTATGGGAAGACGACGATCAAATCCTAGAACTCTTTGCTTCTAAAGAGTTCGCTGATGTCGGTTCTATTACCGTGGAGGTAACCCCTGTCAAGTTCCAAGGAGCTGCTAAAAAGTAGGTGTCCCAAGTGCGCCATTAACGGGCGGGACAACAAGGGAGATAACCTCTCAACCTACGACGATGGTCACAAGTTCTGTCATTCCTGTGGACACTATGTCCACCCAACCAAAGGTGAAATGAATACCACAAGTAACAGCCCTACTGTTGGTGTCCAGTTTCGTACTGGCACACCTCAAGACCTTCCCCACCGCCGTCTCTCAGCAGAGACGTGTAGATTCTATGGCTACCTTACATCCGACAACGGTACTGAGGTTGCCAACTACGTCAAAGACGGCGTTCTGGTTGGACAGAAGCTTCGGGCTAAAGACAAGCGGTTTGCTTGTGTCGGAGAAATGACAAGTCCACCACTGTTCGGTCAGCATCTGTGGCGTGTTGGTGGTAAGCGCTTGGTCATCACCGAAGGTGAGATCGACTGTCTTACTATTGCACAGGCACAGGAATGCAAGTGGCCTGTGGTCTCTATCCCGACAGGCGCGGCTGGTGCTGTAGCAGCCATCAAGAACAATTATGAGTTTGTTGCATCCTATGAAGAGATTGTTGTATGCTTCGACAACGACGATGCAGGACGCAAGGCCGCAAAGGCCGTGTCTGACATCCTGCCACCTGGCAAGGTGAAGATTGCGTGTCTGCCTCGTAAGGATGCAAACGAGATGTGGATGGAATCAGAGGGTCGTGCGTTGATCACAGCCCTCTGGGAAGCGCAGGTGCATCGTCCAGATGGTATCCTCCACGTCAAGGATGTAGCCCACACAGGAGCAAGCAACTGTGAAGTGTGGGAGTTCCCTTGGCCTGTGCTGACAGATTACCTTATTGGGCAGCGAGCAGGAGAGATCACCCTGTGGACGAGCGGCACAGGAAGTGGTAAGTCTACGATCATCCGCGAGTTGGCACTTAGCCATCTATCACAGAACCGTGCTGTCGGTATGATCATGTTGGAAGAGTCACCGTCTGAGACTGTCGATGACATCGTCTCGCTGTTGTTGAATAAGCCTGTACGGCGAACACATGCGCTGCGATCCCTGAATCGACTCCGTCAGTCTACTGGTAAGCCCGAGCTACAGTCTGACTTTGACTCTTCCATGACAGATGAGGAGTATACACAAGCCCGTGTTGGTGTCGATGCATTACCACTGTATATCTATGACCACATGGGTTCATCATCATACGAGAACCTGATCAGTCGCATCGAGTACCTTGCAGTTGCATTGGGATGTAAGACAGTGATCCTTGACCACATTACAGCAGCAGTCTCTGGGCTGTTGGCAAACAGTGATGACGGTGGCTCTGAGCGTCTTATGATTGACGAGATGATGAAGAAGTTGCGGTCAGTCGCGGAGCGAACTGGTGTGCATATCGACATCATCTCTCAGTTGCGTAAGCCGTCTTCAGGAAAGGGATACGAGGAGGGTGCGCGGATCACCCTGCAAGATCTGCGAGGATCTGGCTCTCTGTCTTCTGTACCTAACACCGTGATTGCGCTCGAGCGTGATCGCCAAAGCACAGACCCATTCACAGCGAACACCACCGTGGTGCGCGTCTTGAAGAATCGATTCACAGGCCAATCAGGTATCGCGTCAGCCCTGCACTACGACTACACCAGTGGCCGTCTGCATGAGGTTGGTGTCGCTATCAACGACGAGGGTGAACCTATCTTCAACCAGTCCGACAACACAGCTCAGGCATTTGACCCGCTTGCTGCCCTACATAATGAGACCCTTCTATGAATATGATTATCGTTCCCGACAACTTCCCGTCCTACACGTCATACAATGCCAAGAACCTTTTGAAGGATGTTGATATCCTTAAGGCTTGTATCAAGGAACTCCAGATCGAGATCCACGCGCTCAAGACCGCTCAGCCAGAAGTTGAGAAGGTTAAGAAGACCGCTCAGCCAGAAGTTGAGAAGGTTAAGAAGACCGCCGCCAAGAGCTAAGTAACCCCTAACCGAAGGAGTATGTGCTACCCATGCCTAACTACGCTATCTTTGATGTTGAAGCAGATAATCTTCTGCCTAAGTTGACAGCCATCCATCTTGTGGTTGTCAAGTCCGTCTCGTCTGGTGAGTTCCGTAGCTTCCGCGACCCTGTGGCAGCGACACAATACCTTGACACCTTTGATCGTATTGTCGGTCATAACTGTATCGGGTTTGATCTCCCTGCGTTGAAGAAGATCACAGGGTGGACACCCAAGGCTGCGCCTGTCGATACCCTGCTGATTAGTCGCCTGTTGTTCCCTGACCGCACGACTCACCCTGCTGGTGGTTCTTCACTTGCTAAGTGGGGTCTGTACTTTAAGATGCCCAAGGGCGAGTTCTCCGACTTCTCTCAGTGGTCTGAAGAGATGGATACCTACTGTCGGCAGGATGTCGAGATCACACATTGGTTGTTGATGTACTTGATTAACGCTGCCACCAAGATCCCCAATGCTGTTATGCTCGAGCATAGTGTCGCGTCTATTATCGCGGGACAGGTTGCTAATGGCTTTGGGTTCAACCAACAGGCGGCTGAGTGTCTTCTCGCTGATATGGTTAGTAACCAATCAGCCATCACTGAGCGACTTCGTGTTGCATTCCCCTGCAAAGAAGTTGTCATGAAGACCAAGACCAAGTATATCCCGTTCAATCCTGGAAGCCGAGACATGATTGCTGTGTGTCTCATGCGTAAGTATGGTTGGAAACCTAAGCAGTTTACAGAGACGGGTAAGCCCCAGATTGATGAAACAATCCTGTCAGAGATGAGTTACCCAGAAGCTGCTGATCTAAGCCTGTACCTCCTCCTTGACAAGCGTATTGGTATGCTGAATCAATACCTCGAGTGCTGTTCTGATTGGAAGATGCACGGAGAGTTGAACACGAACGGAGCGTTGTCTGGTCGTATGACCCACAACAACCCCAACATGGCACAGGTACCACGATGTGGATCGCCATATGGCTCTGAGTTTCGATCCCTGTTCCGCCCGACCCGATACGACTGGGTTCAGGTAGGCGCAGACGCTGCGGGTCTTGAGTTGCGTATGCTGGCTCA